TTAGGAATCTTTCATCTTCAGATGTTTTATACAACATAGGTAAAAACTGGGTTAATGAAACAGGTAACACTGTTTATGTATTAACTTCTCTTTCAGCGTTTAATGGAACGGTAACAGCTACCTGGACTCAAATCAGTGGAGCTAGTGGATTAACTTCGCTAACAGGCAACACAGGTGGTGCAGTATCTCCTGATACCAATGGTAACATGTCGTTAGTCGGAAGTGGAGGAATTACAGTAACGGGAACCCCTGGGACAAACACTCTAACAATTACTGGATCTAGTTCTTCGATATCTTGGAGTGATATAGCGGCACCATTTACGGCTGCTGCAGGTAATGGTTATTTTGTAACTGCATCCGTGACAGGAACCCTTCCAGCAAGCCCAACGCAAGGCGATGTAGTAATCATTTCAGCACAAACAGCATCAGTAGTAATTGTTCAAGCAGCAGCTGGACAAACAATACGTCTTGCTAACTCAACATCAGCAGTAGCAGGAAGAGCTGAAAGCACAGCTATAGGATGTACATTGCAGTTGGTATACCGATCAGCCAATACCCAGTGGGTTACAATTGGATCTGAAGGGTCATGGACTCTAGTTTAAACAAGAATTAAAAAAGGATTTATCATGGTAGCTACAAACAGCCTTAATATCAATTCCTCAGGAGTTGTGTCATATAACTCTACAACTGGTGTATTTACAGAAACTCCAGTAACACAATACAACGTTTTACTCGGTGGCGCATCTAACGCCATATCTAGCATTGCTCCATCTGCTACAGCTGGTGTTCCATTTATTTCTGGCGGTTCATCTGCTAACGGATCATTTGGAACAGCGGTAGTTGCTGGTGGTGGTACAGGTCTTGCGACTCTTACTGCTTATGCAATATTAACTGGTGGTACTACATCTACAGGTGTATTACAACAAGTTGGTATTGGATCTGCTGGCGAAGTTCTTACATCTAACGGTGCAGGCGCTCTTCCTTCCTTCCAAGCAGCTGGAACACCATCTGCACAAGCTCCATACCTTAACGTAACATCCGCTTCACAAACGATGGCAGTAAACCAAGGGTATGTATCTAACAATGGTACTCTTTGTACATTTACTCCTCCTGCAACATGCGCTGTAGGAACAGTATTTGCAGTAGCTGGAGCAGGAGCCGGCGGTTGGTCTATTAACCTTGCCACAAACTCACAAACGCTAAACTTTGGTTCAAGTGCAGGTACTACAGCTCTTGCTTCAACAAACAGATATGACGGCGTTAAGTTTGTTTGTGTTACAGCCAACACAACGTTTGTTGTAATTTCAAGCGTTGGAAATCCTGATTTAACATAAGAAATAAATTAAGGTTCAAAAATTGCTATTTTTCTGTAAAAAGAAGAATAGCAATTGAAATAGGATATGTTCCCTGGAATGAGAAAACATAAAAGGTAAAAAATGGCACAAACTAATAGTTTAAACATACCTACAACTTCCGGAACAGCTGTAATAGGAACTGGAACAGCTTTTTCCAATCTTTCTTACAGCGCATCATCTGGGACATCTAACCTTGTATCAAGAGATTCAAGTGGCAATTCCTATTTTAATTCATCTATTTCTGGCTATGCAACCACAGCCACCGCAGCAGGTACAACTACGCTTACTGTAGCCTCTGCTCAACAACAGTACTTTACAGGATCTACTACTCAGACTGTAGTAATGCCTGTGACATCCACTCTTGTTCTTGGACAAACGTTTACTATCATCAATAATTCTTCTGGCGTAGTGACCGTGCAATCATCTGGCGCTAACACAATCCAAGCTATGGCAGCAAACACTCAACTCGTTCTTACTGTCATATCGCTTGTAAGTACAGCTGCCGCCGGTTGGAATGCAGCCTACGCTTTATTAACAGGAACAAATTCAATCCAATTTACTGGAGATGTGGGCACTGCATTTTCAACAAATGCGGTAACAATAAAAGCTGGTACTTCTACATATGATTGCGGCCGCTCAGTCCGTTTTAATGCGGCTACACCAAATGTAACATTATCTATTACAGATGGATCTTCTAATACACTTTTAGGAAAAGATGCCGGAGCAACAAATCCATTAACTGGAACAAGAAATGTGGCATTAGGAAGTGCAGCTCTGTTTTCAGCACTTTCAAATGATGATTGCATCGCTATTGGATCGCAAGCTATGCAAGGTTCAGAAAAAAACGAACGATGCATAAGTATAGGAAACTTTTCTCAATCAAATAATACGGAAGGAAGCGATGTAATAGCTATAGGGCACAATTGTCTTCAAGCTTTATCTCCCGGGGAAATAGTTTCAGGGGTATTGGGAATTGGGACAAATGCTTTATTTACAAGTGCTAGTGATGCTGGAAATCTGGCTATAGGGTACTACAGCTTGAGGCTTTTAAATGGTGGGGATAACAATCTTGCAATAGGAAGCCAAAGTTTAGAAAATGTATTAACTGGAGACAACAATTTAGCTCTAGGCCTTAATTCTGGAATTTCTCTTACTGGAGCAGAATCCAATAACATTTTAATAAAAAATAGTGGCGTAACAGGTCGAAGCAATTCTCTTGCAATAGGTGCTAGCACAGGAACTGGAGCTAATCAACTTTCAAGAGCTTTTATCTCAGGTATTGCAAATCCAACATTAGTTGCAGGTTCCCCAACTCCTTACCTAACATCTCAAGACATATCTAATGACCAGTTGCAATGCTTGACCCCTGTAGCCGCAAATACAGCAAGTACAGCATTTGGTCAATTAGCAGTGGGTACAGCTTTACAAAATACCGCTAACTACCCAATTCTTGTAAATGTATCCATGGAGATTACTTCTTCTACGGCGGCGGTAATACTAGTCGGTGTTGGACCTACTAACACCCCAACTGCACAAGCTGTAACTGCATCGATAACTGTAACAGCATTACCATATGGATTTAGCTTTGTAGTACCTGCTAAATATTATGCTAGAGTAACGACAACTGGGACAATTACTGTAGGTTCGATAACTACGCTAACTACTCAAATAGGCTAAAAAATGGGATTTAACACATCACAGCAAGCATATGGTCAGGGTGTCGGTACTACGCCCACAGGTGGTATATGGATTGATACCAGAAATCCAACTACAGCGGATGTAGGTGCCCCATGGCCACTTGGTCAATTTTGGTTAAATAACAGCACGTCAAACTTGTATTATTTAAATAGTTTTAGCTCTACAAGTGGGTATGTCCAGGCAAACTGGGTCCTAATTTCTATAGTTAATAGTTTATTGCAAACTTTATCAGACACAGCAAATACCGCGGTATCTAGCTCAGGTTCTTCCGGATCGCCAAATCCATACAACATTCAATTAATAAATACTGATGGGTCTTTGACAATTACATCAGACAATGCAAACAATAGAATAATTTTGTCAGCAAATAATTCTGGCTCTACATGGACAGTAACGACAACTAACCGAACTCTTGCGGATAATGCTGCATGGTTTTCAAATGGTGGTGCGCAGCTAGAATTTACCCTTCCGGCCACATCAGCAGTTGGCGATACCTATGAAGTTGTAGCAATGAATGCTGCTGGTTGGATAATAAAACAAGGCGCAGGACAGCAAATAACTGTGGGTATAAATCAAACCACTCTAGGAGCTGCTGGATCTATTGCATCATTAAACAGGGGCGATTGGATTCGTATCGTTTGCAATGTAGCAAATACAGGGTTTTTTGCAACAATTTTAGAAGGGAACTGCGTAACAGTATAAGGAAAATATGGCACTAACAAACTCAGTCAATGCATCCTCACAAGGATACCAGGTTCTTAATACATCTACTGGCGCATGGAGTGGAAGAACCTTTCAAGCTGGAACTGGCATCACTCTTACTAATGCAGATGGGGTTGCAGGCAATACCTCTATAGCTACATCAAGTGCTGTGGCCATATCCTTTGCAACAGACAGCGGATCTGCAACACCTTCATCTGGAACAATAACCTTTAATGCCACTGCAAGTGCTGGATCGACTGTTGCATTTAACGGTGCTACATCTATAGTTTCCTTCAGGGTTACAGATAATTTAAGTAATACTATTGTCGGGAATTCTTCAGGAAATGGTTCAATTTCTGGAAATTTTAATACCGGACTGGGAAGTCAAGTTTTTTCTTCATTGTCATCTGGTGTAGCAAATACGGCAGTTGGACGATTTGCTTTAAATTCTATTACAACACAATCAGGAAACGTAGCAGTAGGTGCAAACTCCCTTGCAAGTGCTTCCTATGCAGGGAATACCAATACATCCGTCGGGCAATCTAGCGGGAACGCAATTACGTCGGGATCAAATAACGCAATACTGGGTTATTCTGCTATGGGGGCGGCAACCACAGCATCTAACTCAGTAGCTATTGGCTATTTAGCTTACAGTGGATCTACTCCCACTGGCTCGTTTAATATAACAATAGGCTCAAGTGCAGGCACTGCATACACAGGAAGCGAATCAAACAATATAATCATAGCAAATGGTGGTACAATTGGAGATTCAAATAAAATACGTATTGGAACTCAAGGATCAGGATCTGGCCAGCAAAACGAATGCTATATAGCAGGTATTACAGGGGTAACGGTATCTAACCCAACTATAGTTACTCAGAACTCATCTACAGGTCAGATGGGAACAGTTCCTTACGTTCCATACACTGCAATTACTATTGGGATAGCATTTGGCGGGGCATCTACAGGCGTGACATATGCTTCTCAATCTGGATACTATTGGCAAATAGCAGGAGTGGTATATTTTAATTTTGATTTTGTTCTGTCATCAAAAGGATCCTCTACCGGAGTAGCAACGTTAACGGGATTTCCTGTATTATCAAAAAATGATGGAGCAGCTCAAACAAAAACAATAATGGCCTATGGAAATAATATAACTCTTGGGGCTAGCTATAACAATGTGTTAATCCAGATGGTGGCAAACACTTTGACAGCAAATATATTGCAATGGGGAGCCTCTGTTGGATCAACTCAGCTTACTGATGCAGCTTTTGCAAACAATAGCAGTATGTCTATGACTGGCTTCTACTTTGTAAATGCTTAATGGAAAATTTTAGAGTAACTTTTATTACAAAAAAACCAGAGAATCCAAAATAATGCTACCATTCGCCATTATATTAGCTATGATAATAGGTATGGGGATAGTCTTATGGTTGATGGCTAAACATTTAAACAAATGAATTTAATTGAACAAATTTAAAGAGAGTATGAGATGAAAAAGAAAGAAGTCAAAAAAGAAAAGAAAGTTATGAAGCACATGGATGTTAAAGAGGACAAGAAAATGGTCAAAGAGATGGTCAAGAAAGACTGCATGAAGAAGAAGTAAAGATAATGATTATTCAGTTAAACCCTCCTCTTCCTTTAGATACTCCAAAAGGATCTGCTCTATGTCACTTCCTGATAGATGAAGGTATAGAGCATGATTTGATGTGGGTGTGTTTTATAGATTCAACTGGCGAGTGTTGGACATTTAGAAATAGACAAATAAAAGCATGTAAAAATATAACAGCTGGAAGAACCTTTGAAACTCTTACTAACTCTACTCTTTCTCCCGACATTACTGACTTTCTTGCCCGTAGAAAACAAAACCCTTAAAGACATGCCAAAAAAGATTAATCGTCCAATGGTCTGCTATTTGGAATGCCATCTTCTAAATAATACTCAGAAACCTTGTGTCGCATCGAATCTTTAATCTTTAATGGCCGTATTTCTTCTAAATTGGCCGTATATGTGGCCGTATCTTTTGGTGCGTAGGCAAATCCCTCTAAAAATTTCCTTTCCTCTTCCTCTAAAAAAAATTGCATTTCTAGGTAAGACTCTAAAATTTCTAGGTCATCTGACAGATCTTTTAGTTTAAGAAGTCCCTTTATGCGGTAAAAAGACATAATCGCATCGTAAGCTTTCATTATATTGACGGCATGGAGACCCCATTCTTTGGGATGGGGAGGAAATGCCGCTCCTCTTTTAAATTGTTAATAAAAGGGGGATTGCTCCCCCAAATGCCCGTAAGGGCCTTGTAACGCCACCTTTTGGTGGTCTCCCCTCGCCAAAGTTATAAGAAGGTTTAATGTTAACAGCACTGACTTAACCCTTACATCTGTTTAACCATTAACCGCAGAGCGTAGAACTGAGGAAGCATTCTACGGTGCCTATATATTCTTCTCTAACATAGCCCCTTGCGGGACTAAGGCTGGTCAACTAAGCTTGTCTCACGACATGCCTTCCCTTTCAAGGGAGGGTGATTGACTAATAAAAGGGTTCCGTGTTAAATAAATAATTTAAATACTTAGGGGTTAATCAAGGGGTAGGCGCATAGTGTCTATCCTGTATTACTTGACCTCATACCAATCTACAGCGTCTAGGTCTGCAATTGTAGGGTTCCAAAGGCATGCTGCATGTTCTGTAGATGACTCTAAAATGATAGAATTAAACAATCTTTTGATATGGATGTCTTTCCATACAGACCTCTTAAACCTTTTGCTGTCTTTAAGTCCTACCATGACATGATCAAAGCATAGAGCTTTTTCCTCTTCCTCTTTCTCTTCGTAATGTTCCCATTCATCTTCAAAACAATTAAAAGGAAGGTCATACGCATTGTCATTTTCATCACAAATCTTGTCGTTGAGTTTTACAATATACTCTTTTTTATTCCATTCGACTTTTCGAACTTTTTCACCTTGAGATAATGCTGCAACAGCAACTTCAAACTTCATAGTCTACCTTTTTCAATTAGTGTTTCAACCCTAGTAATCGCATTCAAAGCATTAAGGAAGACAATCTGTCCTCCAGCTTTATAAATATGCTCCATAGTAAGACTCTTGTCTTGCTTTTTCAATTTGTAAAGCACATCCAGTACATCGATGTAATCTTCTGTCCAGTGTGTAGTGTCAATGTCATCGATCATGTCTAGTGTGTAATCACCTAATATGATGTCATAGATTATTTTGTCTGGCTTGCTCATGTTTTCTCCTCATCTTTTCTTCCAACAACCTCTGATCTCTAATTTCTGCCTCTATCTTCAACGCAGACTCTTTTAATTCCTTGCTTACAGCCCATTTAACGCGCTTACAGTATTCAAGCAGGCAAAGAGTCCAGTTAGCTTTTTCATCATCTGTTACGCAGTTTAAACGGTATTCTTCCCAAGTGTCATATGGGCAGTTGAGTTTGTGTAGGTCTTCAAGGGTTAGGGTCATATCTCCCCAGTCTCTGCAAATGCGGCAAGCTTTAAAGCTAATTTGGCTGCAAGCTTTCTATCAATAAGCATCCTCATGCCAAGGGAATCTCCAAAGACAGGATGCTTTTTAGGGTCATCCCTTTGTAGCCCAAGCCATACTTGATCACATTCAGCCGAAGAGCTTTTTTGGAGAGAGCATTCTTCGCCGTAGTAATCTTTGAATAGGTAGATTGTCCATCCACGATTTGTTTTAGATTTTTTCCATTTAGTCATTGAATTTTCTCATAGAGTTCATGCAAAAATACTTCAGCTTCTTGTAGCGTGTTAAAAGCTTCAGAAAGATAATATTCTGAATTATCATCCTTTGAAAGGCAGGCTGTCACACGATAAAAAGAGTTAATTTCTTTAATATATATAAGTTCACAATGATCTAAATTTAGCAAAGATCCTTTGCAAGTTTTAACCCAAACCATGTTACCTCCAAGGTTGCTTACAATGTAAACATTGTTATCTTTTAAGTCCATCTAATCATTGCCGAAAAGATCTTTCATTCTTTGGTTTAAAGGGGGTTCTTTCTTTGCAAGCACACCCGCAGCACGCAAAGCAGCAGTAGCCTCACGTCTAAATTCTGTTTTTGACTGATCAAAGTTGCATCTATGTACAAACGAAGCAAAGGATTTGCAATAGGGAACATCCCAGCAAATTTCTAAGCAATCGTCACGAACATATACAACCTCTGCATCAAACCCCATCGTCTTTCCATGCATTCTTTTTCCCCTGCATTTAGGGTTCCAAAACTTTTCAAAAGCAATAGCATCTTTGCGGTTAGTCTCAAGGTCTACATGGGGCTCTCTTAAAACCTCTTCTTTGTCGGTATTTTTAGCAAAGCGCGACATACATACCTATCCAGTTAGGCTTAAGTCGTAAGCCCTTAAAATTAACCTTAAAAAGTCTTCATGAGGCATTAGAAGTGAGAGATCGATTCCGTGACTTGAGTCGCAAGCTAATTTGCTCTTTTGGTAGATGTATAACCCCTTACAGTCTTCCGGCAAGTCTCTCTTAAGCTCAGCGATTAGCGAGCGATTCTTTTCTTCGTTTGAAGGACTACATACCTTACTCCCCTCATTCTGAGGCTTTGGAGCCTTAGGAGGTATGTATGTAGTATTTTTAATACTTAGTGAAGAATCAATACTTGGTAGTTGCGGGTCTTCCACTTTTGGGATATCCACTTCCGGCTTTTCCCGTTGTGGTATAAATTTTTTTACTTCAGAGACAATATACTCAGTTGATACTACTTTGCCTGAGTCATCCCTAATGATATTTCTTTGACAGTAACCATTGTTAATAAGTTCCTTCATTGCTGAGTAAATGGCATCCTTACCTTCTTTAAGGACTGTAACAAGTTGGCTGACATAAAACTTCCAATCGTTAGGTTTAGTAAGAAGGTATGCCCATAGACCCTTAGCTTTTAAAGAAAGGTTCATATCTTCAAGGCATTCTTTTTGGAGGACTATATAATTGATTTCGTGTGTGACTCGGATAACGGACATGATATACCTACAAGTAAAGGTTTTACTTGCATCCGTAGTTTCTATTTGACTTGGAACTTAATCGACGGTATTTATAATTACCAGTTCGGAAGCGTCAATTAGCACTGCGTATGCTATGTGATGTTAAAGACTACCCGGCAAGGTAGTTCCCCCGATATTTCAGGGAAGGGTGACTCTACTCTTCCCTTTCTTTTTTAAGCAAATCAAAATTGATGCTTGTCTATGAAACTTACGTAGTTATCGTAAGCTAGATCTACCAATTTCCTACCAAAATCTAACGAATTGGTAGCAAACAATCGGATGTAGGCAAAAAAAACCCCTGAAGCGGAGCGAAAGAAAAACCCCTCTACACACGGTGCATAGAGGGTAAAATTATCCTAACAATTCATACGAGGTAACGACACTATCCTAAGAAATTGTGGTTTATTGGTCAACGGATGTATATGACCGTATAATGCCGAATTTTTTGCTATAAATGAAAAAAACCCCGCAAGCACTATTGCCAGGGGGTAGTAGGATATTTACGACTTAAAACGTGTTAACAATATTACAATGCTTACATTTAAAGCAACATGTAAACAAAAAAAACCCGCTGGCATAACTTTAAGGGGGTTAAAACAGCGGGAACAACCTAACGTTCTGGAGGACGCTAGAAGTTTTTAATCTAAAGTAACTTAAGGATTCTGTAAACCTCTTTCTAACTTCATAGCTTCATTAACATCCATCATGCTCCCATCTTCCATCTCTACACACCATTTCATGTCATCTGGAAGTTTAGGGATAGGTGCTTTGATGTAGATAGGGGAGATGAAAGAGAAGCATACAATATCTACAGCACTAGATGAGCGATCTACACACCGTATAAAGCCAAAGTCATCTTTGAGGAGATATCCCCCTTGAGGGTGCTTTGAAGTAAGAGGTTTCCACTTAATCACTACTTCTTCTCCAACGCCATTTTTTTGCGATTTAAAAGCCATTTTTTAGCCTCTGCGAACATATTTGAGTCCATATCGTATACAGATGGAATGCTGTGTTTTTGGCATATCTGCTGAGTAATCCAATCCTTCTTTAAATCATCATTGAGAAGAGCGTCAAGCTCAGCACATTGGGCTTCGGTAAGCGGTTTGCCCGGTTCTTTCTCTTCAGGTTTATGAACCTCGCCGGTGTGTTGGCTATATCCTTTAGGGGAAGATCGCTCTCCATCATCATCACTTTCCTTATCAGCGGCCAAATCTAATAAGCAGCATATGGCATATCTTCTTGCATAAGTGAGAGCAGACCCCATAGCTTGCATCTCGTTTACCTTTCCATCTGCTTTGTAGTGTAATTTGATAGGACAGGTTAAAGACTGACCAGAAGTATGAACAAGGGCCATTGTTAGAACTCCTTTTTCCCAATCTACATCAGAAGTAATGCATAGTCCGTGAGCTTGTAAAACTGGCTGGACACATTCTTTTATTTCTGCATAGTCAGCATACATGTAGTTGTAAGCCTTAGTTCTTTTCTGTAATATGGGAAAAGAGCCTTGAGCTTCACACAAAGCTGTAGCAAGTTCGTTAATTTGTTCAGATCTTGGCATCTTCTCTCTCCTTGTCGTGTTTAATTCTTAGGTAAAAATATCTCGTAAGGTTATGGACTCTGAGTTCATAATCCTCGTATATCTCGTAAGCCTCTTCCATGCTTTTTGCAGAATTAAGTCTGGGGCATAGATCTTTCCACTCATCCATAAGTGTTTGAACAAAGGTTAATCGCAAGTAATCATTGAGTTCTTTATCCATATTTTCTCCTTTTTGTTTTTCCTAAAACATACGAAAGCTAGCAATTAAGCGCAATACATAAGTTGGACATATTTTTCTTTCGTAAAATGGACAGATTATATATATTGAACGCAAAGAAAAAGAGATGTAAATGGATCTTAAAACTTACCTACACACAAAGCATCTAACACCTGAAATGTTTTCACGAATTATAAAAGTGGCGCGATCTACTGTTTACAATTGGATTGATGGAGTTCGCCCGCACCCAAAAGTTGCCAAGAAGATTGAGAAGGTTACACATGGTGAAGTAAAAATGAAGGACATGGGTCATGGTAAATAAACCATTTCTTTACGATTATGAAGCGAATGTAATGAAAGAACTACATGCAGAATTGCTGCACAAAGCAGGCACTTGCAAGAATGTAAAAACTATGACCAAACGATGGGAGCAATTCCACATACTAGGACTTATGTTGAGTGCATTTCAAGTGATAAGAGAAGAAGAGGTAAAGAATGATACTCCTTGAAATTCCTGAAAGACCTATTCCATCAGTACATCACAAGGGTTACGGGCGTCGAGCTTATGACCCTAGAGGACCTGATAAAAAAAGAATACAGAATTGGATGCGAAAGCAGTACAAAGGTGAAATAATTAAATTAGCAGTAAGAGTAGAAATGGACTTTTATTTTGCTTACCCAAAATCCACGCCAAAATGGAAGATTCCTTTGATGCTTTCAGGGGAAATAAAACACACTACATACCCTGACAACTCAAATGTGCATTACTTATACGAAAACTGCCTTAAGGAACTTATTATTAAAGATGACGCTCAAGTGTACGACCTCCATTCCAAAAAGCATTGGTGCGAGCCAGGAAAAGAAAAGACCATCATCAAGATTTACCCATGCGAGGAGACAGTTATTATGCCAATTCGAAAAGGAAGCTCAAAAAAAATCATCTCAAAAAACATTGCAACAGAAGTTAAGGCAGGACACCCAGTTAAACAAGCGGCTGCGATTGCTTACTCAGAGGCAAGGAAATCAAATCCAAGTCTTCCTAAAAAGAAAGCTTCTGGAAAAAAGGATTAAGTGATGGCTCGTCCAGAACGCATAGAAGATCTTGGCAAGCTTTCAGTTATGCTACAACAAGCTCTCGATCATGACATGTGGGATATTAAGTCTTCTTTCTGTAGAGATAAAGAGTTTGCTGATAACTTCCAATTATTGCCTACTGATGAGCAACATGACAAACTGCATGATCACGCATACCATATGTCTAGTCTTAAAGACTTGCTCTACACAATGAAAGAAATTGCAGATGGAGAATCGGATGAACCAGACGGACACTACATGGACAAAGATTACATTTTAAATAAGGACTAATCATGCTATATGACAAATTCTTGAAGTATAAAGCAGAAAAGAATACTGAACTTCTTAAGCAGGTAAAGACTCCTGAAGCAAAAAATAAAATGCATAATCTGTCCATCTACAAGAAAATCATCACTGACACCCCACAATCCTTTCAAGAATATTGCAATATGGATGAAAATAAAGACAAACCTATGATTTTTCATATCTACGACATCCAAAAAGAAATATCGAAACTCAAAATAGAAGTTTCCACAGAAAAACACTAAACCACAGGACAAACCATGTTATATGAATCATTTCTAGCGCACAAAGCAGAGACAAATGCATCACTTACAGCTCAACTAGTTCTTCCACTTGATGAAAACCAAGCAACTAATGAGCCAATCCTTGCTCAAATGGTGTTTGATAACCTTACATGCTTTAATGACTATGCAGTAAAAGCTAACGTTCCATTTATCGGGGACTTATATGATATGCAAAAAAGATTGCTTGCCCTTGAGAGCCAAGCAGTAGTAGCGCCAGATCCTTGCTTAGATGGGATTTAATAACATAGGGGGAGCAATCCCCCTTCACATTGGAAAATCATGATAGATTTTGATGACAAAGAAGACTTAGATCAAAAATGCGTCAATGAATTAAACAAAAAAGGTCACGTAAGTTATAAAAAAAATAACATATATACTCACATAACCTCTCAATGGATTAGAAACGCACTAAAACAGGAACACCATGATAGAGCTATCCATCAAAGTAAAGACAGCAGAGAGAACACAAACTCACAAACACCTTGTCTATGAGGATATATTTCTATCTCACGAAGACAAAACTTTATCTTCACTAGTAGAAGAAGCAATCAAACTCTTTGGTGAAGAACCAGAAGATGTGTCAGTGCGCGCTCTTTATATCTGGTAAATTTTGATCAACAAAACTATTGATTATTGCCACCATACTCTCTTGAATGCTTTTTCCCTTAACGGCACATACAATTTTTAAGTTCTTGTGCACGTCTACAGGAAGTCTAATCAAAACAAGACTAATACCAACTTTTTTTTTAGCCATTACATTACCATTAGTGTAAAAATTAAAATACATACACAAGCAGCTATAAACCAAGCTACACTCATGAATATCTCGTTACTGCTTTCAAGTCTTGCAATCCTTGTCCTGTCATTCCTCCTTCCATATACAGAGCTTATAAGTTCAGCTACTGTGTATAGAGAAAATGCACCAAAAAGGAAGAAAATTATCAGTAGGATAGAAATGAAAAGATCCATAAAACCGCCTTGTGAAAGAAAATGATAGCAAATACAAGAATATCTTGCACTTAAAATGTAAGTAAGCTTACTGTTTAATCATATTGGGAGTTGAAAAAAGAAGTGTAAAAGTATGGTAACGCTCTGTTAACATAAATATATGAAAAATGGACAGTATACTTTAATTAAAGCTCCAAAAGATTACCCAGGAAAAAAATACCGGGGAAAATATGCATATGAACATATTTTAGTATGGTGGGAAAATACCAAAATAGTTCCACCAAACGGATATGATATTCATCACAAAAACAAAAATAAAAGGGACAACAGATTTGAAAATTTAGAAATGATAGAAAGATCAACTCACAGTAAGTTACATCAAAATGAGAAAGAAAAAAATGTTACATTTTTAATTTGCCCATATTGTAAAAAAATATATTCAAGACTTACAAAAGATTACAAATCTCAGATAGGAAAAACTAAAAACTTTCATTGTTCTAGAAGTTGTTCGGTAAAAAATCAACATTTATTGCGCCTTAACTCAGCGGTAGAGTAGCGGCCTGTTAAGCCGTTAGTCGGTGGTTCGAATCCATCAGGCGCAGTTATAAAAAGGAAAATTTATGGACTATAAGACAATATTTTATGGACTTATCGTAGCAGTCGTCATCTTCTGCGCAATCTTTAGCTACATAGTGACGATATGACAGATACAGAATATGAAAAATGTGATTTGGATTATTTAATTCGTGTTTTAGAAAACGCCACTCATTCAGGGTTAACTTTATATGAAGGAAATAAAATAATGTTAACTTTATTAAAGAAATTAATGAAAGAAGTAGACCAAACAAACCAACGAATAAATGGATTAATAGAGAAAAAATAATGAAAAAAATATTTACACTACTTCTTGCCACTACTTCCATTTCCGGATATGCAACCACAGATGAAATTATGTGGCAAAGTGCATATGAAGGTGATTACTCACTAGCTCACAAACTTATGCTTACCAGGCAGAGCGAAGGGATCAATGACGATCTCCTTAATCTCTTTTTTATGGCATATGTATGCTACAAGACAGGGTGTGAAGAAGATCCACATCTTATATTTAAAGCGGCAGATCAATACATAGAGGAAACTCTGCTATTTGAAAGAGATTGATTATGATAAAGATGCTCATCCTACTCACTACACTAACTTCTTGTACATTCTCTGTAGTAATGAACCACACAGAGGGCACAGCATCGGATATGGTGGATACTCAGCAGGAAGTAAGCCCAGATGTAAAAGTGAAGATCCCTTTAGTGGGAAGTAATATATGAAAAATATGGTTTGTTGTCCAAATTGTGGTCATAAGTTTAAAAAGAAAAAGAAAATCAGATCTGGAACATTAAGAAAAGTTACATTAAAGACTGTTCCAGAAGGTATAGAATGGTATTACGCGAAAGGTCATCGTAGGGTTTTTATTTCACGTTGCGGAAAAGTTTGGTCTAAAGACACAGGAAAATACAAAAAATTTAGAAAAAAAGATGGCTATTTTGTATTAAGCGTTAATAAGAAAATTAAATCTTTACATCGAATGTTAGCTTTAACTTTTATAAAGGGTTATGCGCCAGGATTTGTGGTAAACCACATTGATGGTAACAAGTTAAATAATAACCTGGATAATCTTGAATGGACAACTGAAATTAAAAATTTTTGCCATGCATATGACATGGGAGTATTTAAGAAAGATCCTACAACATTGGCTTCAAAAAGATATCAGAAAGCTGTTCGAGAAGGAAAATGGATTACTCAAACACCCAAGAACGGAAGAATTGAGTGCGGTTCTGTTGTATGTGAAGTGCCGTAGCATATCAATATTTTAACACTTGTCAATAGGAATTTATGGAATGGATTAAATGCAGCGATAGACTTCCTGATAAAGAAGGAAAAATTTTAGTAAAAATAGAAGATAAATATTTCGTGGCACTTGTATATAAACACGATCCAAATTCTTTTAGATTTCTTGATAAAGAGAATGTTTATCTTGAAACTCCAACAACAATGGTTTGGTTGGGCACTGAAACTAAAATAGTCAGTGGGAATCATAAATGGTATCCAGAACATTTTAAAGAGCCCACACATTGGATGCCACTACCTGAATTGCCAAAGGATTAAAATGAATTATCACGAAGAAATAAATGAGTATTACAAAAACAATCCCCCTAAAATCACTTTTGATGACATAGGGATACACGTGCCAGTCCAAGTGCCATTGCCAGCAAAGTATGTAAAACAGCCTTGTAAATGTGGGATTATCCATAAGTGGGAAGAGGGAACTTTTTATATCGACGAGTTGGAGTTGTTAATAGGATTCCTCCCAAAAAGGATAAAGAAGTGTAAGGTATGCCAAGATGTTCTTATGTTAGAGTTATATAGAGAGGAAGAATGAGCTGGAAGTGTCTGTTTGGGCATAAGTGGAAATGCACAGCTGTAGAATCTTTTTCATGTTTTTCTATGATTTATATCGAATGCAAAAATTGTGGATTTATAGACTGCGATACAAAAAAAGGTCGATGGAAGCTAAGTAAATCAGGAAAACCCGTCCCCACACAGTGTGAGGACGGTAAAGTGAACAACCCTATCTGATGATTTCAAAATAACTAAACATTTCTTTTCTCTCATCAAAAAAATAAGTAATGCTTTTTATCTTTTCATCGCTAAAATTGGAAAATAGATAAATCTTACTTTACTTAAAGAGACAAATGGCTAAGAAAAAGGTAGTTAAACCGCAAGTTTATAAGCGAAAGATACCTAAAGGAATTAAACCTAAAGTAATTTCTGATGAATTAATTGCAGAAGCTTTAAAAGCAACTAAAGGTCTTCAATACTTAGCAGCTGAAAAAATAGGCATGAGTGCGACACATTTATCTCAAAGAATTGCAGGCTCTGAATATCTTCAAGAAGCAAGAGAGCATGCTATCCAAAAAAGAATAGATATAGCTGAGCTCAATCTCTCTGAGTTAACAGAAGAAAAAGAGCTTGGAGCTATTACTTTCATGCTAAAGACTAAGGGTAAAGATAGAGGATATAGCGAAGCAGCTCAAGTATCTGTAGATCCTCAAGCACAAGCCGGAATGCTAGCTCTTATGACACAGTTTGCAGATGCTCAAGCTCATTACTCAGCACGTAAGATTGTAGATAGCAATAAAAGCGAAGAGTAAAGGTCGTAGTGTGTAATAGGTGTTTGCATAGCGTGTGATGGCAAATTCTCTATATTCTTAATCATATCATCTAACATCTTCAAATAGTCAGAACGCGTGAGCTTTGGAGGCTCTTCCCCTTTTGGTTCATCATGAGTACCAGATACCTTAACTACAAACTCATTACCTTCATCATCCACACGGATAAAGTTTATATAGCTGGGATCTTTAGAGCCAGTCTGGTAACACTCAGGGCCTCCACATACGGAAATCTCTCCGCACTTACACTCTACATAATCGTAGTAATGAAAAGACTCGATGATGGTTCCGCATAGACGGCATTTAGCTCTATTTTTCATGACATAAACCTTATCTTTTAAGTAAGATAACAAATTATGCAACATCCTCTAGCTCCAAAGCAATTACAGTTTATCGTTGAATCGCAGGCTAAATGGAACATAGCTCATGGTTCTGTACGTTCTGGAAAGACCGTCGGAACTCTCATGCGGTTTATGCAGGCATCATACAAATGTCCAGACTCCCAAATATTCATGGTTGGCCACTCATCCGATACAATCTATCAAAACGTAGTGCGCTTACTGTTAGAGTCAGAGCAGTTCGCTATGTTTAGACCGTTTTGTACATGGTTTGCAGGTAAAAGACAGCTACGATTTATGGATAAGACTATCACATGCCTTGGCGCTAAAGATGAAGGCGCGATAGGTCAGTTCCAAGGTAAGACATTCTCATTAGTCTTATGCGATGAGATGACACTATATCCTGAATCTATCATAGACATGATCGATACTCGTCTTTCTAAAGAGCATTCTATGGGCTTTGCTTCCATGAACCCATCACATCCTAATCATAAGATTAAGCAATGGATAGATAAAGCAGAAGCTGGTGATGCAAACTATTATTCTCTTCACTACACACTGGATGACAACCCTTATGTAGGTGAAGACTACAAACAACGTATCAGGGACTCTCTCTCTGGCCTATTCTACAAGCGAAATTATTTAGGGCTATGGTGTCTTGCCGAAGGTGCGATATTTGATTTCTTCGACAGAAAGATCCACGTACTCTCGCGTCCTCCCCGCGCTGCAGAGTATTGGGTTGCAGGTATAGACTACGGAACCACGAATAACTTCGCTTGTATGTTGATGGGGGTAAGCACAGGGCGTTATACACAGTCTGGAGTGTCCAGATGGTTTGAGAAAGAGTATGTGTGGGACTCTAAGAAAATGGGAAGACAGAAGACTAACTCAGAGTATGCAGATGATGTACTAGAGTTTTTAGAACCATATGGCGTCAAAGCAGTGTATGTAGATCCAAGTGCAGCATCATTTAAGTTAGAGCTTAGAAAGCGTGGCCTTCATGTCGTAGATGCAGACAATGATGTGACAAATGGCATTACATTCATGACTTCAGAGATGCGAAAGGGCAACCTATTCATATGCAAAGAATGCGAGAATATGATCCGTGAGACAGAGAGCTATGTATGGGATTCTAGGTCTGCCGAGAAGGGATATGATGAGCCATTAAAGAAAGATGATCATTGCATGGACGCAGGCCGCTATGTATGTTTTACCCACAAAGTTTCAGTCTATAACGAGTATCTTGAAGCTCAGAACCAACAAAACTACCTTAAGAATAGATTTCAACGCACATTCTAGTTATTACTCCGTATTGCCATAATAAAATCTTTAAGATATTGTTTGGTCTTACAATCACTTGGGGGTCATTTGGGCATCGCACTCACGCCGTGGAATACATCACAAGAACCTACCCAAGGGAACATAATCACTTGGCTAGATAACATAGTATCCAAGTCAAAACCATTCGAAGACGCTAGATGGAATCAATCCAATATTGATACTCTATTCGTTGCAGGTAACCAATCTTTTATCAATAGATCTCTGTCGTTCAATCCTGGCATATCGGTACAGAACTACTACTTCAACTTGATACAGCAGCCCATAAATATGGTTACTGGACGTCAAAGACAGCATCGAAAGTCAATACTCTATCAACCAACCGACGGATCAGACCCGCAAACAACAGACCAATACACAAAGCTAATGTCTGAAGTTTGTCAGAAAGAAGGGATACATGAAGCTTTTTCTAAGTCTTGTGAGCTATCAGCTGTAGCAGGTCTTAATCTAATGCAGCCATATCTTGATTTTACTGGTGATGATCCAGCTCAAGGGCAACTGAGACTTAAAGTCTGGGAATACAATTCATTTATCACAGATCCATTCTGGAGAGATCCTTCTTTAAGTGACTGCCAATACATTGTGTGCCAAGAATACATTTCTAAGACTGAAGCAGATCTTCGCTTTCCTGGTAAGATGGATAACGTAAGCCCTCAGATGTCCTCGCCTCAGCGGTTCGGTAACTTCTATTTCCTTCCGGAAAACTTTACCATGAATCGCTCGGGCCTTTTCATCCTTACCTATGCATGGTACAGATCAAATAAGAAGAGAAAGAGGCTATATTCACCAAAGATGCACCAATTCTTTGACTTTGCAGGTGGTGACGGGCAAGCAGATGAGATACTACAATACATACCAGACTTAGAAGTGGTAATAGTTGATTCGCCAGTATGGAAATGTGCTGTAGTGCTTAATGATAGACTAATGTATCACGCTGAAAACCCACTATGGGAAGGCCCTGAGTGCCCATTTATCCCTAACTTCTGGAACTACGACCCGCATATCAATCAGCCTGAGCTTAGATCGCGCTCATTAACCTTTGCAATGCGTTCTCCTCAGTTCCTATTTAACCATAAGGTCCTTCAAAACAATGATATTGCAGCTGCAACGATCAATGCAGGTTGGAAACGTAAGGTAGGTGCTGTAGCTAATGAAGACAACCTTAAGAAAGCAGGGCAAGGATGGGATGTCATAGTCAATGAAGGCTATGAGATGACAGATGTAGAGAAGATCATTCCTTCGGCTGTTCCTGAGTCTGACCTTGCACTAGCACAGCAGATGTCTGATCTAGTCTTTAAAGTATCTGGTATTGATATAGAAAATTGGTCAGGACAGCAAGATAAGCAGATATCTTCATTAACACTTCTTATGAAGCAAGATGCTAATCTCCTTCCATTCCAGAAGTATTTTGATCAGTGGGACTTTGCATTGAAGCTGCTTGGTGAGCGTCTACTACAGATAGCACTCAACAACTGGTCACCTGAAAAAGTACAGATCATGATAAATGAAGAGCCAAGTGCTCATTTTTATTCTAAAGTCTTTGCTAAGTATAAGACTGTAGTAGAAGAAGGACTGCTTACACCTACGCAGGGTAATCTTCAGGCTCAACAGATGATGGATATAAACGCCTCGTTTGGCCGTGAGGTATTCCCTCCTTCTATGATCATTCCTAAGATGAATATCACAGGTAAGGGTGAGATCATACCATATCTACAGCAGCAAGAACAGCAGGCAGCAGCAACTCAAGCTGAAGCTACCAACATACAGCACGCATTTGAAGAGACGAAACTTAAAGAACTTACATCTAAAGCAGCTCTTAACATTGCATCTGCTAAAGAGAGATATGGAAGATTTGAGTCTGACCTTGGTCTTAAAGAAGAAAGAGAGTCAGAGCTATCTAAAAACAAAGCTCTCGCTACTAAAGCTAAAATGGAAGCTCTTGATAAGATGGTTGATGTCACAGCTAAACTTGGGGCTGTTGAGACTATGCTTAAGATAGGTCAGATAGACGCTATGGGTGATGCTGAGGCAGAAGAAGAAAGACGTGCTACAGAACGCACAAGGCATGAAGCGTTCAGTTCTGAGTTTGTGACAAAGATCATGAATGGTCTACCTACTATTCCTCCGCAAGAAGAGGGAGTAGGAATGCAACAGCAAGAACCTGATGGTATGTAAACAATTTCTTGGATATATAGTATTGCAGTGTTATAAAGAAGGTTAAAGCAAACGAGCCACAAGGCTCATAGGAGTAAGTATGGTAAGGCACATAAGTGATCATTCCTTTTGGGCGGGCGGTAAGTCAAAAGGTTCAGTATTTCCAGAAGGCGTAAAACATAAGATGGAATCTTCTGCAGAAGGTGCAGGTGGTCTTTCTTCTTATGAAGACACTACTGAGACAATCAAAAGACAACAAGAAGCTGGCATTAGAAAAGCTAAAGCTCATCCTGTTAAGTCTGATTATAGAAACTAATTTGGGCAAATGACGGGGCAGCTCGTCGCATCGATGGAGATTGCGCATTGATCCAAAAGGTGGACCCAGCCAAATGCGCATTACTTAGAGGCAATTATGAAATCAGGTTTTAAAGATCCTACAGCGATTAAATCGCAGCGTCCAAAAGACAAGCCAGTCGATGGTAAGAAATCTCCATGGGATTTCAGATGTCCTCAATATGACCAAAGATCATCCTCTTTTGTTAATGCAGGCACACATTATGGCGTAGGTCATAGACAGCCTGTGGGTAGCAAAGAAGCTCCTAAGCAATTTGTAGATGTTCTTCCTCAAGGTAGAGTAAAGACGATGGTTGTTGATGACATATAAAAAAAATATATATCTTGCAAAAGAACTGTATGCTGATGGAGACAGAAATCAACATGGAATGTTATTTGATATGATTTTAAGAGATTGGATTAAAGAAAAATCATTACATAACAACTTACCATTTTATGAATTTATCATACGTCCCGCTCTAGATGAAGAAAAACCTAATGCTATTTGTTTTGAATTTAAAGAGCGTGAAAAATGAAAAAAATTAAAGGATTAAAGCAAGCCCACACCTCAAATGCTAAAAGAGGCATGGGTGATGCTTATGGATCTGGCATGAAGAACCCTATGGCTAAGATAAGAGATGTATCGACAATGCCGACTACACCTCTATCAAAAGTCAAACTGAGGAAACCACCTAAAAATATGGCTTAAAGAATCATTCCATATTTCGGTCGTTTTGCATTCATACTCATCTCTTTATAGATTTTATCTATCACTACATCTGGTAGATCATCATCTTCACGCATTTCAAGCTTTGCTGGGTCATTCTTAAATGCATTTATACTCTCTACTACAGTCTTATTCTCTAGCATCTTACCCTTTGTATACTGCTCCCACATCTCTCTAGCTGGTATCATCCATAGAATCTTAACATTATCAGAGCCAGGATAGGCCTTGAATAGCATGGAGTTGTCTTGTGCCTTAGGCTTTGTAAGTCTAGGCTGCCATATAAGTCTATCAGTGGGGACCTCATCAAGTGAGTTATATTTACGTTTGTATGTTAGGTCAATGAGCGACATTCTGATGTCATCTTCAAAGATTGCTATTCTTTCATCAAGCCCTATTTGTCTTTTATGAGCAAAGATATAGAACGGATGTTCACCGAATGGACGTTGATTTATCATATTTTGACATGTTTTACCAATGTCAAAACTTTGTTTTGTAAAGTATTCAAAACGATCATGTGCATCTAATCTATTAACCTTCATGCTTTCCTATTAATTATATTTTTAGTTTAATATGAACATAATCGCTTATCGGCGTAAAGATCAAGGATTTATATATGACAGCACCAGTACAAGAGACACCAGTAGCACAAGATGCTAGACCAAACGACAAAGAACTAAACTTCCGTAAACAAGAAGCCATGTACCAAAAGATGCTTGATGAACGCGATAGAAGAATCGCTGAATTAGAACAAAAGAGAACAGCTCCGACTGATGATTACGATGATGACGATGATAGCTCAGACCCTTATGTGGATCGTAAAAAACTTAAGAAAGAGCTTAATAAATATAGCCAAAAGACTAAGCAAGACTCTGAAAGTCTTGTTCGCTCTGCTGTACAACAGGCTATTTATGAAGAAAGACAAAGAGCTTGGTTAAAGTCTAACCCTGACTTTGAAGAGGTGTTAAAGCATGCTCAAACGCTCTACAACGCTGATCCAGAGCTTGGAGACACAATCCTAGAGATGCCAGAAGGGTTTGAAAGACAAAAGCTAGTATACAAGAACATTAAAGCTCTTGGATTACATAAGCCAGCAGCACCTAAGCCTTCTGTTCAAGATAAGATTGATGCTAACAGACGTTCTGCATACTACCAACCATCAGGCATAGGCACTACACCATACAGTTCACAAAGCGATTTTAGCCAAGGTGGACAGAAGACCGCTTATGACAAGATGATGGAACTTAAGAGAAATCTAAGGCTGGGATAGATGCTAGAAAAGTGCGTTAAATGCTCAGAAAAGACAGAGCCTAACTACATTCGTGTAGCAGGTGGAAAAGCTTTTATTCTATGTAAGTTGTGTGATGAGTTTTTAAACGACCATCCAGCAGTTAATTTTTTAGACTACATAGGGCCTAAGTACAATACATGGCTTAGTAAGAACATAAAAGAAGCTTGGAAAGCTAGGAAAGAAGGCAAGTCGCCTTGGAAAGACAAACTGTCCCCTAGCGTGCCCGTTGACAATTAAACACTTTAATTGCTATATCTCTATTGAGCTGAGACTAATTACCTCAGCTCTTTCGTCTACTAGTACGTTAAACTAGCAACTCGCGTAAGGAAGATTTCGCAACTTCCATCTAGACAGACTAGAAAACGGACGTAATACGTTCTCGTCCACGGATCTATATGTCACTAATTGACAACAAGGATAAAAATCCATGTCAGGTCAAATTACAAATACAGGGAATCTTGGACCAATGATCCTCCAGTCGCTTGCGCCTGCGATGCTCTATGTTCCAACTCCTACCATAGAATAGTTTGTGGTAGTAAAATCTTCTCTAATTGACTTGAAAACCTGACCAGATAATGCTGAAGGCAACAAGGCGGAACCTGAAAGGACCGTGAACGTAGCAAGCGAGAAGACCACAAAAGTGGATGCGGTGCTCTGAACACTGTGGAAACACAGTGAGGGATAAGTAGAGAAAGTCCCCGCCTAGGGATAGGTCATAAAAGTAACAGAATGGAATTACATCACTATTTGCGATAAGGTCTCCATGCCAGCAAATGGTGGTACTACTTGCCGCTTTATGCGTCCAAGAAGTTTACAGCCTCCTACAGTGCAACTTGGTAACTCGGGGATTGATCCTCCAGCTCAAGTTCCACAAAGGGATATCATTGATGCGCAAATGGCGTTTTTTGGAACCGGCTGCATTGAAGATTGTGCAGCAGCTTAATGGCTAATTGAATCAATGAGCAGGTCATACTGCAAGATCAAGAGGGAGTTCTCGCTTGGGTTTCAGAAAGACTTGCCGTGGCCATGAGACAGGCTTGAGATAGTAGGCCTGTATAAATCTAACCTGATTGACTTGGAAACCCTTATCACCGTAGTGAAAGGGCAACAAGGGGCAATGGTTTAACTAAGATTGTAAGGAATCAAAATGTTCAATATCAGCTTTAAGAAAACCTTTAGCATTGAGACGACACATCTCAACTCTAATATCTTCTCTTATAGCAATGAGATTGGGGTCAAGAGGGCAATGCGCACCGCATCCTTTTTGATTATCATAGGTCTTTCTAAACTCAATAATAAGCTCACATTGTCTTTTTTTAAGGACAAGATAGGGCAAAACTTGAGTGCAGATATCGAGAAGTCGATGACCTTGAACAACCCATTCATAAATCCATCGTTCATGAGTAGAGTTTTTCTTAAAGATAGAGCGTTTATGTTTTTTAGATTTATTGAGATTACCAAAATGGTTCTCAAGCCAATCAAAAAGCTCCTTTTTAGTATTAGAGATGTTAAGGACAGACCTAAAATTAGGATTCTGATATCGGTTATATCTGGCAGGATTAACGCGATAAATACACAAAGATCCTTCACCATCAATAATACCAGCAAGATAAGCAAGAATGAGAGGTTCATAAATCTTTTTTTCGTAAGGGATAACAGGCATTTACATACTCCTTTTTTATGTGTGTAGATGCATGTATATTGTTGCATTAGCTTAGTTAAATGACAAGCCTGATCGACTTAGCGGTTGGACTGTAGAAATACAGATGCGAAAGTCAGTACTCGGACTATAAATAAAATCCGAGAGGGAGATCCGAAGAGGTTTCCCCGCCTAGGGATAGGTCTTAAAAGTAACAGATAGGAAGATCTCATCCTCCGTGACTACGTCGTATCAGCTGCTAGCCAGTTGAACGCAGGTGGCGGAAGCAACAACGATAACCCAACTAACTTAGGAGTTTCTGACTTCTCATTAGTTGCTACAACACTCGATAAACTTTGTGTCGAGTATAAACTTTTGATAATTGACTTGGAGTTCCTCGCTGCATAAGCAGACGGATAACAAGGGCCAAGCAGGGAAACCGTGCAGGCTGAGAGACTAAACTCAAGGGCTCCGAAAGGAGATGCGATAGTCCAACCTGTATAGAGATATACAGAGTTAGCAGAAATGACTAACCGCCTAGATGTTTGTAGTCTAGGTCACCTAAGTAATAGATAAGACAAATAATGCATATAAATTCATGACTGGTATCGAAGGTATGGATCGTTTTGGTACAGGTCCTATAAGAAGTTCGTATTTCATGCTCTCGAGCACTGAACTACAAACGGATTTTGATGGCCTCGTTGGACAAGGTGTTCTAAACAATTGGAACTACCCAACCAATGCATCAGCACTTCCTAGCGAATGGGGTTCTGTATTTAACATCAGAATTCTAACAAGCTCTGAAGCGCCAGTAGCAAGGAATGCATCTGCAAACAGCCGCGATGTTTATTATAACACCGTCGTTGGAAAGCAGGCGCTTACTCATATAAATCAGGATGGATATTCCATGAATCTGATTTATAGAGATCCTTACTATTCTGGTATGTTGGCACAAAACGCTACTCTTGCAGTGAAGTTTGCACAAGCGCAAGCAATCACACAAGATACAGCTATTAGAAACCTGCTCTGCACAAGAGCTTCTAACGCTAGCGGGGTGTAACATGGCTGAATATTCAAGAATAGCAAAAGGTAGCTTTACATCTACAGGTGCGCAAAAGGCAGTATACCTTCCTTTTCAACCAACAACTGTAGAGATATGGAACTATAGCGCAGCTCTTGCAGCACCTTCAGCTAACGCTGTTGTATCTGCATATTGGGATGTTGCTATGGGACAAGGTTATGCATTAGAAACTGGCGTGTATAACGCAACTCCAGTGCTAGTGTCTGACGTTGTTGTTGCAAATGGTATCAGCACATTTAGCGCTGGTCTCTCTCTGCAATATGGAACACAAATACAAATCGCAAGCATTACTAAAGCTAGCCCTGCTGTTGTTACAACGGCATCAGCTCATGGTTATTCTTCTGGTGACATTGTGCTTTTCCAAGGTCTGTATCAGTCTTCTACAACAGGTATGCCACAAATCAGTGACATTCCTTTTGTTGTGACAGTAACAGGTGCTACAACATTTACAATTCCATGGAATACTAACCAATCTGCTTACACTGCATTGTCTGGATCACCTACAGGTGCGTTTGTGAAAAAGGTTCTTTACCCTTTTCTATACTCCCCTGAAGTGTCCTTCATTACAGCTGTAACAACTGGTTCTACAACTGTTGTAAGCACAACTGCACCACATAACTTAGTAGTGGGACAAGAAGTTGCGTTTAGAATTCCTTCAGCGTGGGGAATTACTCAGCTCAACTCACTTCCTAATATACTCATACCTGGCTCGCCTATGTATGGTTATGTAACAGTTGTCAATAGCTCTACACAAGTAACAGTTAACATCAACTCAACGTCGTATACAGCTTATACATCAAACATAGCTGTATCTAGCGTACCGGGCCTTACAGCAGCACAAATGCTAGCTGTTGGCGATGTTAATACAGGTGGTGTTGTTTACAGTGGTGGAAATCTTTATCCATCTCCTGTAGTCAATGGCGTATCTACAATCAATGGTCCTGCAATTTCTGGTGCGTTTGTGAATAACACACGTCAAGGATTTGTAGTAGGTGTTGGTGCAGGTTCTAACCTTTCATCATCTGTGCTTGTTGGCGCTAATACCAACGTGATTTATTGGAGAGCCATGCTTACGGACATGTAATTTAAAATAAATTACATTGTAAGTATTTCGTGTCTATTTAATATTTGAGGGAGAGCAATCTCCCTCATTGTTCTTAAGGAGTAGCATGCCCGGACCTAAACCGCCATATTCAAACCCGCCAATAGAGCCTCAATACTATGCTCCTAGAAGATACCAAATATCTGCTTTGTCATTAGGTGTGACGACGACAGTCACTACATCGACAGCTCATGATTATGTGATAGGGCAAATGGTTAGACTTCTTATTCCTGAATACTATGGTTCAAGACAGCTTAATGAGCAGACGGGATATGTGATAGCAATACCCACAACTACACAGGTTACAGTAACCATAAACTCTACGAATGCAAATGCATTCATACCTTCCCCCACATTTTATACTCAAGTTCCGCAAATACTTGCTGTAGGAGATGTCAATACAGGGGCAATCAACGCCAGCGGTAGAATTAACAATACTACATATATCCCTGGCAGCTTTATTAATATCTCACCGAACTAGAGGAAACTATGAGCGATAACGAAAAAAAACCAAAAGTAACAACCTCAGCTGAAAAAGAGCTGGACAAAGCACAAAAACAATTTGAAGCATTTGATGATAGCATTAAGAAAATGACTCTTGACCGCATGAATGAAGCGCCGAAAGAAGAAACAGAGATGCAGACTAAGATGTCACAGAATGAGATTGCTAAATCAAAAGACATCTATCTAAAACCTGATAAAACCATATCAAGCAGAGAGAAATTTAATGAAACATTCCGTGCTGCATGGGAGTTTGATAAAGAGTATGTGCAGCTAATAGCAGAACATAAAGAAATCATCGGCGAGACTATCGAGACGTGGACAAAGCCATATGCTGGTGTTCCTGCTGAATTTTGGAAGGTCCCTACAAATAAACCTGTATGGGCACCACGTTATTTAGCTGAACAAATAAAACGTTGCAACTATCATAGGTTAAAGATGGATCAGACCACTTTAACAAGTGGTGATGGCTACGGTCAATACTACGGCGCAATGGCAGTAGATACAGTTGTGCAAAGGCTTGATGCGCACCCAGTGAATAAGAGAAAGTCAATTTTTATGAGTGGAACAGGATTTTAACCTTAAGGTGGTTGTAAGTGAATTTACTTACCGATGTAGTAACATACGTACGAAGGATCATAAAATCTCCTTCTAACTCATCCATTACGGATAATCTTATCTTAGACTACATCAATAGATTCGTTATCTCGGACATGGACGCACGCGTACAGTTATTTGACTACAAGACCACCTATCAGTTTCAGACGCAGCCAGGGGTAGATCAATACAATATGCCCCTGTATTCTTTGCAGACAGAGCAAGGAAACCAATCTATTTCTTACTATCCAGTATACCAAGGATTCACAGGTAATGCCCGCATAGGTGGTGTACCGGTGTATTTTACTACTCAGAAAGAGGTATTTAATCCTGCATGGTCTACATACATTCAACCAGTAATAGGTAATGTTGTAGGAGATAATACAGTTGGTCCATATACGATCAACATCCCTTTCTCTACAAACACTACAACAACAGTTAATCAGCAGCCGAGTACTATACTCAGAGGGCATGTTGATATTTCTGGAGTTATAGCCACTGGAGCAAATGTTGATCCTCCTGTTACATCTACATTTATCACTACAATACCTGTGGCTAATACATTCCCATCTGTATGGATTACATCTACTGATGCAACAGGTGCTAATGTGGTTGTAGCAGATTCAGGGCAATTTTTAAGTAGTAATGTGAACTATGGTCTTCTTATGAGTCCAGGTAAAGCACCCCTTGGAAATGCAGGACTTTCTGGAGGCTACAGCACAACTTCCAACACCATCAACTACCAAACCGGTGTGATTAAAGTAACTTTTCCAGTCGCAATTCCATCAGGACAAAATATCAATGTACAAGCGTGGTATTACAATCCGGGTTTACCTCGTGCTATCCTATATTATAATAATACTCTTACTCTTCGAAGTATTCCAGCCATGCAGTACCTTGTTGAAATTGATGCTTACCTCACACCAGCAGCGTATCTCACAACTAGCGCAGCTCTTCAATTTGGATATATGGCAGAATATATAGCGAGAGGAGCAGCCCGTAAGATCCTTTCAGACACTGGCGACATAGAGCAGTTTCAATTTTATGAGCCATTATTTAGAGAGCAAGAGACGTTGGTATGGAAGAGAAGCCAAAGACAATTTACTTCTACAAGAACGCAGACCATATATTCACAAGGCTCTAACCAATTTGGTATGGGCGGTAACTCAGGATACGGAGCAATATGAGCACATTTAGTTATAATACTGGGGTTCCCGCGGCTAATAATAATCCAAGTGTTGATCAATCTGACATGCTTACAAACACATCATCTATAAACAGTATTTTAGGTGTGGATCATGTAACATTTAATGCATCTGGAGGGGGAAGACATAACCAAGTAACGTTTAATAGCAATAACGTGCCTTCCTTGCCTGCTTCTTTACTAACTTTATTTTCCAATAACCAAGATGGTAACGGAAATAATTTACCTAATGGACTTTCTCAACTGTTTGCATTTTCCGGAACTGCAGCACAGAGTCAACTCCAATATTATATAAAATATGCAAGTTCTTCAGATGCTCCTAGCCCATATGGAAGTGTGATGTTATTTGGAGGACTTATTATAAAATTTGGTTTTGTTCCAACTGTTACAACGGCAGGAATTACAATAAACTTAGCAACTTCCCCAGCAACACCTTTCCCAAGCGCTTGTTTTGGCGTTGTCGCTAGTCAATGGACTTCAGGCTCAGCAGGAACTATTATAGGAGCAGTAGGAACGGCAAGCACAATAAGGTTAGTAGCTTCAACAGGAAGTGTTTCGGCATTTTATATCGCTATAGGTATATAAATGGGAGAAAAGATCGTTGTAGGTAATGGAGGGATAGGAAAGGGTTTAAAAAACGATAGAACTGCTTTCAACATCGACAATGATTCTTTTCCTACTTTATTGAATGCATACCAGTGGAGAGGTAGGGTAAAAAGAAAACGAGGAACATCGCTTCTTAATCGTTTAAGAAGATATTTTAATTCCACTTTAGCTTCCTATTCGTCTACCTCGACTATTGCTTTATCATCAGGTGCTGCAAACATTCTTACAGGATTTAGTCTGCAGTCAAATGGAAATATAGTTCCGGGAACAGTAACAATAAATAACGTTACTGTGGCCCAAGCTTACACAGATCCTTCTTCAAATGGAGTTTTAACAGGATCATTAGGAGGAACTGGGACAATAAATTATGCTACAGGAGCTATCACAATAACAGCTGGAGCAGGAAATAGCATAAACGCAACCTTTAATTATTATCCTGACCTTCCAGTGATGGGTCTAGAAGATCTTGTTTTAACTACCGACCCTCTTTCTTCTCCACCAGGAGCTGGATTAGAAGCAGATGGATCGCAGTTTCCAGGAAATATAGGTTTTGACACTACGTACTCTTATAATATCGTCCCTACTTCTCCATATAGCATCTACGACATAAGCTTTTATAAAAACCCTGCTGATGCAACGTATGCTGGTTACTCAGCAAAGACTACATGGACACCAACGTCATGGAATGGAGAAGACTACCAACAATTTTGGACAGTCAATTATCAAGGTGCTTTATGGGCTACTAATGGAATAAACATCCCTTTTCGTGTCCAAAATATAGGGATGCAGTATAAAGCAATTACAAACATAGTCGTAAATTCTACGACAAACGTAACTTTAACTATTGCTTCACATGGACTAAAACAAGGTGATTTTTTATTTATTAATGAAGTGCCAATAGCAGTAGTTCAAGGCATAAATTTTCAAACAGGATACGTAACTAGTACAGATCCGCAAGCAGCAAATACAGTAGATGTAACTTTTCCTAATGCTACAATAGCAGGTGGAGGAGCAATTTCTTCAGGAATAGCCCAATACCTAACTAATCGCTCAGATGTTACTAAAGACTGTTTAAGATGGTATGATGGTGATCCTACGAATGGTAATGCTACAACTCCTACACTTAACCAACCTAATGGCTGGGTAAACTTTGCGCCCCCTTTATCACAATTAGACTATTCAATAGCGGATCTTCCAGCAGATCAGTACTACCTTGTTGGTGCAAGAATGATCGTTCCATTTAAGGACAGATTACTCTTCATAGGACCTGTTGTACAAACTTCCTCTGCAAATAGTCAGAAGTATTTGCAGGATACAGTCATTTACAGTCAGAATGGAACTCCCTATTATACATGTTCATACACGAATGCTCCATCTGCAACAGTTGACACGCCAACCAACCCACCATTATCACCGCCAGGTTTTGTTCCATTACTAGTTCCAACCAATCAAACTGCTACCCCTTCAGCTTATTTTGAAGATACAGCGGGGTTTGGTGGATTTATTACAGCTGGTACATTCAATCCTATTCTTACTGTGTCCTCTAATGAAGACGTTCTAATAATGGGTTTTAGTAAGCAGCAGGCACGCTTTGTCTATACTGGAAATGATCTTGTTCCTTTTAATTTCTTTACAATTAACTCTGAACTGGGTTCAGGAAGCACTTTTTCAGGGGTGAATTTAGATAGAGGGGCACTCAGCACTGGAGAGCATGGAATTGTTATAACAAGTCAAGTCTCAGCACAAAGAATTGACTTAGAAATACCTGATCAAATCTTTCAATTTAGAAATACAAATAACGGAGCGCAAAGAGTCACAGCGCAAAGAGATTTTATTAGCGAATGGATTTACTTCACCTATCCAGACAATGAAATAAGGTATAAATTTCCCAATCAAACCTTGCAATACAACTACAGAGACAATTCCTGGGCTATATTTAACGAGTGCTACACAACCTATGGACAGTTTAGAAAAGTTACAGGAAATACATGGGCAACAATAGGTGACACATATCCTACATGGGATCAATGGAATGAACCATGGAATGCTGGCACATCTACTCTTCTACAACCTCAAGTAATGGCAGGAAATCAGCAAGGATTTGTTCTTTTAAGAAACGATGGTACAGCTGAAGGAAATTCGTTATATATTCAGTCATTTTCTGGAAATACCGTAACTTCTCCAGATCACTGCTTAAATGTAGGAGACTACATAATTATCAGTGGATGTATAGGTACAATTGGCTACCAGGTAAACAATAAAATCTTTTCTGTAGCAACATCGCCATCGGACAGTACTTTTACTTTAAATCCTCCTATTGCATCAGGCACATATTCTGGGGGTGGTGTAATCAAGAGAATGTATGTTCCATTGATACAGACTAAACAATTCCCGGTATCTTGGGAAATGGCCCGTAAGACAAGAATTGGCCCGCAAATGTATTTACTTTCTTACACACCTACTTCTGAGATCACTCTTTTAATCTATCTAAGCCAAAATTCAGTAGGTCAAGGTGTATCAGCATACAACCAAGGTCCTGTAGTTCCTGAAGTCAACTCAGTAAATAACAGTTTGATTTACAGCACAGTGTTATATACATGCCCAGAAAGCACAAATTTAGGGTTAACAAGTATAGCAACTGCCGCTAACACCAACCTGCAAATGGTTACAGCATCTGATCAAGATCAGATATGGCACCGCATAAATACTTCTCTTCTTGGTGATACTATACAATTTGGTTTTACTATGTCTGACACACAGATGAGATCGCTTACTGCATCAGGTAATGTTTTTACCATCACAGCAGCAACGCAAGCATCGCCATGTGTCCTAACCTGTACTAATCAAGTATCAGTAGGACAGCTAGTAAGAATTACAGGTGTTGTAGGTATGACACAGTTAAATGGTAATACATATAATGTAATAGCAAGAAGTGGAACCACAATAACTCTAGGGGTGGATAGCACAGCGTTTACCGCTTATTCGAGCGGTGGAAGTCTACAAGTTGTGGGCCCGCAAAATCAATTTGCTGAAATTGAGTTGCATTCTATGATTATTGATGTCCAACCAAGCATGGTGCTTGCGTGACCTCTAATATTGTTAATCAAACTCCATATCTACGTACCACTAGATCATTTCCTCAAGACCCACAAGCATTGCAGGTAGAGGTTGATAAATCCTATCTAGATATAGCAAATGTGGTTAACGCTCGGACTATAGGGTTATTTCCTACAGGAAGACCGGCAATAAATGGAGAAGCCTGGTTTTTACAAGGAAATAAAAAACAACAAGGGCAAAGACAAATTTTTCAGTTTAGCGATTCAAATTTAATTTTTAATCTTGGACCTGACATAAACTCTGTAACAAATTTTACTAGAATTTGGGGAACTTTTTTTGATGGAACATATTGGCAAACTTTGCCGTATGTGGATGTGACAAACGTAACAAATCAAATAAATGTTAAAGTTAGCGCAACTCAAGTTATAATAACAAAAGGAGGAGGATCACCCCCCTCCATGTCTAAGGGATTACTTATCCTTGAGTGGATAGTAAATACATAGACCCATGCAATAGACCACCTAGGCACGCCGAACCTCACCACACCGGAACACAATCAACAACACCTAACCGGACTATGCCGTAGCTAACCGGGCCACACAAAAAATTAAAACTTTTTAAAATTCACTATTTGAAATCTTCCATATGTAGGTCGAAAATCAGCTAAACCAACTAATTTTCCTGCCATAGAAATAACATCATTTAATTCAGATTCAGAAATGTATTCAGGCAATAAAACCTGAAGATCAAATTCGCATTCCCACCCTACATTCATAGCAGGTCTAGAACGAGTTATTCCACTTTTTTGAATAACTACTCTGCGTTTATCTATATAATCCCAATTTTTGACTCCAAGAGAAGAAAGAGGATTCAAAACCACTATAGCAGCTTTATATAGATCCATAGCAGATTTTCTAGGAGAACGCGGGTCTTGTTTATATTTTGCAGCATGAATGATGGCTTGCCTTAAATATTCACCAGGAAGACAAAGATATCCTTCGTTATTTCGATAAATATAAGTTTCAATGTCGTCTGATTTCTTAGCTTTTGATCCCTTGGCAGCTTTACTTTTTTCTTCGATTCCCTCAACATTCCATCTGTGAAATAGAAGATCAGAAGTACCTTTTAACTTCACACTAACTTGGTAGGGGCAAGAGAATTCGATAGATTCTTTTGCTCCATTTGTAGGAACTTCTCCCCCAATTTGCTTCATTTTCTCTCCTTGTAAAATAAAAATAGCCAAACCGTAGCCCACCAAATCGGACCTAACATCACCTTTCCGGACCCAAACCTACGGATCCTCAGCTTGCCACATCCCACCGATGACAACCACAAGGATATATATATATGATATAACCCTTATAAAATGTAAGATCCAAACTTTTATTTAATCCGAAGAGCGAATAGACTGAAATAAATAAAAGATTAGGAGGGTGTATGTCATCGATGAGTGGATTTCAAGGGTATCGAGGACCAACTGGAATGTCTGTAGGATCATCTTCTACAGGGATGCAGGAAAAAATTCCAAAAGGGTATCAAAAAGGTGTTTTAAATAATTTTACCCCCGAACAACACAATCTCTTCCAACAACTCTTTGGTCAACTTGGCCCTGATTCTTTTACTTCTCGCTTAGCTGGTGGTGATGAAGACATCTTCAATCAAATCGAAGCCCCAGCACTTAAGCAATTCTCTGGATTACAAGGTCAGCTTGCTTCTCGCTTTTCAGGCATGGGATCTGGAGTAAGAAGATCATCAGGTTTTCAAAATACAGCAAATCAAGCAGCCTCTGACTTTGCCCAGCAACTTCAGGCCAATCGTGTAGGACTTCAACAGAATGCCATCAAAGACCTGATGGGTTTTGGAAATGAACTACTCAATCAAAGGCCATACGAACAGACTCTCACTAAGAAATCTCTTCCATTCTGGAAGCAATTACTACTTGGTGGAGCAGAGAAGGGAGCTGACTTCGCAGATACTTATGCAAAATCTGCAATGATGGGAGGATTCTAATGGTTATAGTACTTGATGAAGCGCCAAGTTTTGGTTCTCAAATTGGAAGAAGTTTGGGAAGAGGAATAGGAGCAGGAGTAGCTGGTGGAGCATCGCATTTTGCAAATAGCGTAAATAGAAAGAAAGAAGATGAGTTTCTTGATAAAGAATATGGAGTCAAACTTTCTGGAATAAAAAACCCGGAAATGAGAAAGGCTCTTTTGCAATCAGGTGTAGAATCGCAAACTCAAGGTGAAAAGTTAAGAGCTGCTAGACATGAAAAAGAAGCCCCAGCAAGGCAAGGGCTAGAAACAATTGAAAGACAAAGAGAAAGACTTGCCAGTGGCCATTTAGGTCCTAAATTAGGCGGCATAGGTCAAACTCCAAAAATTATGTCATCCTTAAGTAATGAAGGAAGAAAAGTGCGCTCTGGTTACGAGCAGGCAGGTAAGGAACTAATTCAGTTAGCTTCTACCCTACCTATACGTAACAAAGCCGAATTTGAAGTGCTAGCAGAAAGACTATACGATCCTACTCTCCCAGAAGCTGCAATTGAGGGAATTTTAGATGAAATGGAAGCTCATTTAAAAGGGGCTTTAGAAGGTAGAGAGCTAGAAGATGTTTATAAAGAATATAGCTCAGGAAAGCAAAGTACCGAACCACAAAAACCAAAAAGATCCTTAGGATCATTCATGGGTAAGTAAATGGCAAAACGATTTGATTATGAAGGCGCCCGGAAAGAAGGATATTCTGATGAGGAAATAACAGGATTTTTAGCAGAGCAACATCCTGATTTTGATTTAATGGGAGCGCAAGAAGAAGGATATTCACCTTCAGAAATCAATGAGTATTTATCGTCTTACCAGCCAAAACGATCTAAAACGGCTAAAGCTGCAAGAGTGGCTACTCAATTTGGATTAGGAGCGGCTGAAAAAGCTATACTACTACTTGAATTAGGATTGCAAGCGCAATCATCCAAGGAAGCTCAACAAGTTCCCTACAGAGAAAATGTAGCTCAAGACATCGAAAGACTTCTTGAACTAAAATCTATGGGGCAATTTGACGAGCAAGATGGAGCATTGCTAGAGTCATTAAAAAAACAAATGGGTTCCATCGAAGAGTCTGGTAAATTTGTACAAACGGGTATTGGACCAGTAAAAGATATATCATTAAGAGGGCTAACTGAAAAAGCTACGGGTACAGATTTACATCCAGAAGGGGTTTTAGAAAAGGCAGCTAATTGGACTGCATGGCTTAAAAGTAGTAAGGGAGCCAAAGAACTTATAAAAATAGGAACATCACCTAAGGAATTGATGAAAGCAATTATACCAGGCCAAAAATCTGTAAGAGGATTAACAGCGGGTACAGCATTGCAAATTGCTGAAGAAGGGGGTTTTGGACCTCTGGGTACAATGGCATCGGCTGTTTTAGGAGACGCTATAGGTGGAGGACTTGCAGGACTTGGAAAAGGAACAGCAAAAGCATTAAGGAACCCAAAAGAATTCTTAGCGAAGGGAGCCGCAGCACTTGCAAATACAAAAGGTGCAGTGCAACAAGATCTAGCAGCAGCTGCTAAAGAAGCTGGTTTTACAAGAGATTTAGGAACGATTACCAACAGCGACATTGTTAAAATGATTCAAGCTCGTCTTGCTGCATCAGGACTAACAGGTAAGCCACTAGGAGAACTTCGTAAACAAATAACTAGTGAAGTTGTAAATGAATATAAAGCTGTAGGGGATAAATTAGGGACTGCTAAATTTGCAACAGAACAGGAAGCCGCAGAAATAGGTAAAGAATATTTAACATCTATTAGAAACGAAGAAAAGCAAAGAATTGGAAAGATTTACGGCAAAGCCAGAGGCGCTATAGATGAAAAGTCTACTGTTAGCCCTGTAAAACTAGCTTCAGCAATCGACAAATTAGAAAAATCTTTAAAACCTGGTTCTGTAAAATCCACTGAAACTTCTACTGTCCTCAAAAGAATTGAAGAATTAAAAAAAGACATATATGACGCAGAAGGAAATCTTAAATCTGCTAAAGTCCAAGACCTTATAAATAACAAGATTGAACTTAATGACATTGTAAATTATGAAGTCCAAGGCGGACAAAAACAACTTCTTAAAGGTCTAATCAAAGAACTTGATAATTCAATAACTTCTTTTGGTCTAAAAAACAAAGAATTTATGAATGATTGGGTTAAAGCAAACAAAGAATTTTCAAGTCATGCAAAAACATTTAGAAATAAAAATATAGATGCCATTTTACGTTCAGAAAATCCCAAAACGCTTATGAATAAGATGAATACTCCACAAGGAATTAAAGAATTACGTAATGCGTTATCTATAACTCCAGAAGGAAGACAAGTTTTCAAAGATATAGCACGAAGAAAGCTTGATACGCTTATAGGCGATCAAATGGTTGATAATGTGTCTGGGCAACTTAAACTGGGTACGTTTACTAATCTTCTTAAAAAAGGTTCAACTAGAGAATTGGTGAGCGAACTTTTGCCGAAAGATGCATATAAAAAACTTGTGAAATTACAAGCTCATGTAGCAAGACTTGCTGAATCAGCGCAAAAATTCTTCAACGCGTCGCAATCTGCAACTGCCGGAGCCGATTTAGCCACATTAGGAAGTATAATTGGAGGTTTTTTTGGCATTTTTACTGGAAATCCTTGGTTGATTACAACTGGGGCATCAGTAGTGGGAGCAAAAGTAGCCGCCCATTTAATGGGGGATGCTAAATTTTTAGGTATGGTAGAGGATGCAGTAATAGCATCTGGTAAGAATGACAAGAAATTAATGCAAGAAATTGCAAAAAAAGCTGTTGCCTATGTTAAAGAAGTAGCGCCAGGAACTTTAGAGGCTGGAGTGGAAGATCAAAGAACTCAATGATCGCACTTGCAAGAGCAATTACACTTTTTAGATGAACCATCAATAAACAGATAGTACATTACAATGCAAAAAAAAATTATGTAAATAGACATATATTCCTTATATTTTAAGCAAAAGCATACCCCTTTTCTCCCTATCTTTCCAAGATGCAATCTTTCCTTGAAATGACCTGTACTTAAATCTTAGTAGTATTTAAATTTTCATTAGATAACAAGTGAAGATTTTTATTCCGCTACAGGAGATTCTATATGTCCAATCCCATACAGCCAGGCGCAATGCTCTACAGCCAAGGTTTTGGCGCTAAACCTGAAAACGTAGAAGTACCAGTACTACAATCTAGAGCCCCAACTTCAGCAGATATTTTATTTCCTATAGGCAAGAAATGGGTAGATCAAGTTGGAAATGCAACATATGAACTAACTTCTTTTTCTACATTTAATGGTACGGTAACAGCTAACTGGCAGGCATCAAGCGGTGTAACATCAGGAATAGCAACGATTAACTCCAATGCTCCTGTATCTAATAACTATATCATAGCAGGAACTGCAAGCCAACTTACAGCAACACAAACAGCCGGTACAACTACTCTTTCAATCCCAGCAGCATTTATTGCCCCAGGATCTATTGCTTCTACAACATCTATCACCGCTGGCACATCACTGACTGCGACACTTGGAGCTATCACAGCTACTAACGGCAACTTTGTAAAAGGGACAGCTGGAAATAAAGATATTTATTCAAGTGTTGGATCGAGCGCTGCCGCCGGAGCAAACTCAGCAGGAACAGCAGTTTTAGTGGGTGGTACAGTAACAATTGCAACAACAGCCGTTACAGCATCTTCTCTAATTAGACTTTATAGACAAAGTATTGGAGCTACAGGAGCAGCCTCTGTTGGTATTCTATCAATAGGAACCATCACATCAGGTACATCCTTTGTAATAAACTCAGTGCAGATTGCAAATGCAACAGCTCTTCAGGCTTCTGATGTATCAGTTGTTTTTTGGGAAATAGTTAACTAAAAGGAAATAATATGAGCTTTGGCAATTCATCGATGACCCAACAGTTAATGAGAGCGCAGCCTATAGCTATGCAATCTTTAGCGTTTGGAAGTGTAGGAGCAAGCTATGTTCAAGTTGCTTCCTTTACTCAACCTTTAACTCAACTCATCCTTTATTCAAGCTTTAACACAAGCGTGATTATTTCCTTAGATGGAGTAAATGACTTCATGGAATTTCCAGCAGCGACACTCCTAAAATTAGATGAAAAAACAAATGGAGTATTACTAACTCCTCTATATGCAGTTTTTGTAAAGCAATTGGGTTCAGCCCCTGCATCAGGAAATTTCAGAGTGTCTGGAATTGGACAGTACTAAAAATTAAAATAAGGACTTTTATATGAGCAGCATAACAAGTTTTCAACCTGGCGGAACTGCATATTTACAAGCCTGGGGAACAAAAAGTAGTATTGGTGAAGCTCCTCATATAGATGTTAGGAATCTTTCATCTTCAGATGTTTTATACAACATAGGTAAAAACTGGGTTAATGAAACAGGTAACACTGTTTATGTATTAACTTCTCTTTCAGCGTTTAATGGAACGGTAACAGCTACCTGGACTCAAATCAGTGGAGCTAGTGGATTAACTTCGCTAACAGGCAACACAGGTGGTGCAGTATCTCCTGATACCAATGGTAACATGTCGTTAGTCGGAAGTGGAGGAATTACAGTAACGGGAACCCCTGGGACAAACACTCTAACAATTACTGGATCTAGTTCTTCGATATCTTGGAGTGATATAGCGGCACCATTTACGGCTGCTGCAGGTAATGGTTATTTTGTAACTGCATCCGTGACAGGAACCCTTCCAGCAAGCCCAACGCAAGGCGATGTAGTAATCATTTCAGCACAAACAGCATCAGTAGTAATTGTTCAAGCAGCAGCTGGACAAACAATACGTCTTGCTAACTCAACATCAGCAGTAGCAGGAAGAGCTGAAAGCACAGCTATAGGATGTACATTGCAGTTGGTATACCGATCAGCCAATACCCAGTGGGTTACAATTGGATCTGAAGGGTCATGGACTCTAGTTTAAACAAGAATTAAAAAAGGATTTATCATGGTAGCTACAAACAGCCTTAATATCAATTCCTCAGGAGTTGTGTCATATAACTCTACAACTGGTGTATTTACAGAAACTCCAGTAACACAATACAACGTTTTACTCGGTGGCGCATCTAACGCCATATCTAGCATTGCTCCATCTGCTACAGCTGGTGTTCCATTTATTTCTGGCGGTTCATCTGCTAACGGATCATTTGGAACAGCGGTAGTTGCTGGTGGTGGTACAGGTCTTGCGACTCTTACTGCTTATGCAATATTAACTGGTGGTACTACATCTACAGGTGTATTACAACAAGTTGGTATTGGATCTGCTGGCGAAGTTCTTACATCTAACGGTGCAGGCGCTCTTCCTTCCTTCCAAGCAGCTGGAACACCATCTGCACAAGCTCCATACCTTAACGTAACATCCGCTTCACAAACGATGGCAGTAAACCAAGGGTATGTATCTAACAATGGTACTCTTTGTACATTTACTCCTCCTGCAACATGCGCTGTAGGAACAGTATTTGCAGTAGCTGGAGCAGGAGCCGGCGGTTGGTCTATTAACCTTGCCACAAACTCACAAACGCTAAACTTTGGTTCAAGTGCAGGTACTACAGCTCTTGCTTCAACAAACAGATATGACGGCGTTAAGTTTGTTTGTGTTACAGCCAACACAACGTTTGTTGTAATTTCAAGCGTTGGAAATCCTGATTTAACATAAGAAATAAATTAAGGTTCAAAAATTGCTATTTTTCTGTAAAAAGAAGAATAGCAATTGAAATAGGATATGTTCCCTGGAATGAGAAAACATAAAAGGTAAAAAATGGCACAAACTAATAGTTTAAACATACCTACAACTTCCGGAACAGCTGTAATAGGAACTGGAACAGCTTTTTCCAATCTTTCTTACAGCGCATCATCTGGGACATCTAACCTTGTATCAAGAGATTCAAGTGGCAATTCCTATTTTAATTCATCAATCTCCGGGTATGCAACGACAGCTACCGCAGCAGGTACCACAACTTTGACCGTAGCTTCAGCTGAGCAGCAATTCTTTACAGGATCTACCACTCAGACTGTAGTAATGCCTGTGACATCCACTTTAGTTCTTGGACAAACATTTAAAATAATTAACAATTCTTCTGGTGTAGTAACCGTACAATCGTCTGGCGCTAACACAATCCAAGCTATGGCTGCAAACACTCAACTCGTTCTTACTGTCATATCGCTTGTAAGTACAGCTGCTGCCGGTTGGAATGCAATATATTCCCCTTTTGATAGCTCTGGATCTTCTTTACCTTCAACTGCAACATCAAACCAGATTCTCCAATCTGTTGCATCATCCGCGCCTGTGTGGTCAACAGCTACATACCCAGCGACAACGACCATAAACCGTATCCTTTATAGCTCTGCAGCAAACGTAGTGGGTCAAATAACAACGGCAAACAGCGCGGTTCTAGTAACAAATTCTTCTGGCGTCCCTTCTGTATCTACTACCCTCCCAAGTGGATTGTTTGTATCAGCAAGTAATAGCGGTTCAAACGTAGCTTTAAGTATCCAAAACACTGCAAATACCAACGCAAGTAATGCAAGATTAACAATTACTTGCCAAAGTGGAGCATCTTCCACATTTGCATATTTAGGAATAAATCCTAGTTTGCCCGGAAATCAATGGAATATAGGTGCATCTGCCCCAACAAATACAGGGCTATGTATATGGCAAGGAACATCACCTGCCACAGGAACCTTAGTATCAAGTTATGATGGAATCGGCACTTTAACACTTCCACTTCAACCTGCATTCCTGGCTTATTTAGGTACAGCAGATTCAAACGTTACTGGCGATGGTACTGTGTTTACTTTCGGAAGTGGAAATGCGTTAACAGAATCTTATGATCAAGGGGCTAACTTTACTACTGCCGGTGTATTTACTGCTCCAATTGACGGAATTTATCATTTTGATATGTCAATTACTTTAACAGGTCTTGTGGTGCAAACATCTGCACAAATAAGAATGCTGATAGCAGGGAATACATATCTTGGGCCATTACTGAACCCAACTCCTTCAGTTGTGTCTGGAGAATTAAACCTAAGTTTTGGAGTTACTGCAAGGATGCTTGCAACAAATACAGCAACATTTGAAGTTGTAGCAGCTGGTTCTACACTGACTGTTGGGATATCAGGAACAAACTTATCAAGTTATGTAAGCGGATACAAAGTAGCTTAAAAAAAGGGAAGTAGATGGTAAGCACCAATAGTCACAATGCGCCAGTGACAAACAATACCCTACTTAAGGGTAATGGAACTGGTTTTTCCGCAATGAGTGCTTCTAATAATAGCACTTTAGTCACATTTGGTGCTGGCGTTGTTTGACTTGTAAAAAGAAGAATAGCAATTGAAATAGGATATGTTCCCTGGAATGAGAAAACATAAAAGGTAAAAAATGGCACAAACTAATAGTTTAAACATACCTACAACTTCCGGAACAGCTGTAA